GGTCTTGGTAATGCGCTTTAAGCGGTAGGTATATTTGTTTGGCACGTTCAATAAGGTCATCAGCTTGAGGAAGTTCTTTACGAAAAAAGATAGCATTAAAGTCAGCCCCTAACTGTTCCTGTTTAATAGCGAACTTGCCTAGTACCCCGTCAGTCTTACCACCACCTCGCGCACCACCATAGCCAATAAGCGTAATGGGGCAGTTTACTAGCGCCTCTTGCGGACCCCTTTGCGGGCACCATACTACATTTACGTCTAAAGCTTCCGACATCGAGCACCAGGAGGAGTGGGCATAGGCATCCAGTAAGTTACATTTTCAATCTCATCAACACAGCCGTCATGATCAATAATATCATACCCTTCCCATACAAACTCTGGCTCAAAAGGGTTCGCCCATCCATTCCAATTTTTCTTTAATTTTGCCGGTTGAACTTTCCATTCATATTTAGATTTTGATTTGCCATAAACTAACACCTGAACGTCAATATCAGGTAAAAAGTCTGCTATATCGTACCATTCTTGATTGCTTACAGTATTACCAGCCAACCAAGCTTCTCGCGCTATAGTCTCAAAAGTATCATTAATACTTATAATTTGAGTGCGCTTATAAGCCCATTCTTTTGCTAATTTTTCAGGGTCTTTTTGATATTTCATATTTCCATTTCATTTGCGTAGGGTTATAGCGTTTGCTGCGTAGATCCTCTCTACGTTACATTTAGGATTTTTACACACAAAATACTCATCTGATAGCCCAGGAAAGAAGCTAGTGTAAGGCATACTTTCTCCAAACTTTTCCGTACTTAAATGCTCACACTTAGGACAACGCATTACTTCTGGCTTATCCTCGTCTTTGAAACTGTGCTCAACCCCCATAATTATCCTTTAAAAGTGGCAACCCCTCAGCTTTGTCTGAGTTCTCTAAGTACTTCGATATTGCAGCAATAGCCTACACGAGCCTCGTCATCAGCGAGATGGACGTCTGCGCCATCCTTAGCGTTTTATCACATAAACTATGTTGCCGTACGCTTACTTAACCCCCATATCTTCTCGTAATCCTCCTCACTAACCCTATGGTCAATTAACCGAAACGACTTACCACAACGATTTATACCACAAGTTACAAAAAGATTATCAGTAACTATACAGCCTGGTAAGCCACAATTAGGGCAACGATAATATTCAATCCTCTGATTCTTGGGTAAGATACCTTTGGACGAACTCTTCTTTCGACATCGGCTTGGCACTAACCACACTCCTAATCTCACCAGTAATCTCTAACGTCTGCTGCTCCGACCAACCTAGTTTAGTCTTTAGTAGGTGAAGTAGGATAGGAGTATTTCCGTTCATAGCCTCTTCTATAGCCACCGTAGCTAACCCCTTCTGCATTTGACTCTGGCCCTCTAGGAACGCCTCAGAATAATACTTATCCAGCAAGTAAGGGGTAATCCTAGCCGCTAGTGCTGCGCTGCTCTTAGACAGCCCTAGACGCCCTAAATCGCGTATCTGTAAAGCTAACTGCTCATCCCTTTGATGCTCCCTAGTTTGGGGAATCTCCCGCATTACAGGCGGCAACACCTCAACTTCGGGAATTTTTATAATAGCCTCAGCCCCAATATCTTTGCGCTGTTTTAAATCGTCCTCGCTCATACTTTTTATGCCCTATTAGTAGAATAATGTTTGAGATACTTGGAACGGAATTTTATATGGATGGTTGGGTATAGACTTAACCGGTACCCTAGCGATTTTCAAATTTGCTTCAAAAACGGAAATTATAGCCACAATCCCAGCTAAACCCTTGGAATTACTAACCAAAATACATACCTAGAACTACAAAACTAATAAAGTAACGCCGATACCCTAGGCAACTACGCGATATCATTAAGTAATTGTATGAAGTCATCGAGCGCCATGCTGCTTACCTCGAGCAATGCCAGGATCTCGCAAGGATGATATACCCTCTTCATTCTCTCACGATACCTTAGAGTCTCTTCGCCTATACCTAGAAGCTGTGACATAGCTACTCGAGTCAACCCTAAACGTTTGCGTATAGCGACATAGAGATTACCTCGAGCGTACTCGAGAGTGTGATAGTGACCTACCTTAATCCTAGCTTTGCTATAGCTCTTCTTGCCCACCCAGCTTTGGTTCCCGTTATACCACACAACATCAGAGTACTCGCTCGAGCCGATACCTTGCAAGCCCCATAGCTAACTAGCTGATATCTCGTACCCTCAAAAATAATCTTAATCTTTCTTCTGCAAATTACGAAACTACTGTAGACAGTAAGCATCATATAGTCTATGATCGTATTGTGATTGGGAATAATCCCAAATTTAGTAAGGAATATATGAAAATATTTGACACAACTAACGCAACGCCAGGGCAACGAGTTAGTGAGTACCAACATCTTGGAGGTAACTACTTTGTTTACGCAGTATGGACACGATTCAATACTGTTTCGTGGTTTGTTGAGGATAGGGAGACTGCTGATAGCAGAGAGCCAACACTACACGCTGTAGTGAAGCAGTGTGATAGCTATGACGAAGCTATCAAGGATTTTACGTTCTAGTGTGATTACAGGGTATCCGCTGGGGTACCCGATAATCGCAATAAGGCGAGAATAATGAGGGAATATATGAGATACTTCGATGATCTATTCAGTGTTGAGCACGTAAAGAGTCATTATAAGCGATTAGCGTTTAGCCATCATCCTGATCTAGGGGGTGATACTGCTACTATGCAAGCCATTAATAATCAATATCACGAAGCCTTAAAGAGACTGCATGGTAGCACTAGTAAAGGTGAATCAGGTAAAGATCACCGATATAGCTACGATGAAAACCTAGAGCAATCGGTGATTGATAAGATAGCCTTTATCGTTGGTGCCAGGCTTCCTGGTGTTAACGTAGCTCTTATCGGAACTTGGCTCTGGGTAACTGGTGACACCAAGCCTTACAGAGAGCTCTTAAAGGCTAACGGTTTTAGATGGAATCCTAATCGTTTGTGCTGGTACTTTACCGCTACAAAGCATTACGGCAGGCCTAGTAGGTATGGGCTCGCTACTATTGCTATGCGATACGGCTATAAAGAGTTTAAAGACTCAGACAAGCGTAAAGCAATTAACTAACGATCTAACGAGTAGCTAGGCAGCTAGCTACTACTAGATCGGTAGCATGGTGCTATCGATCAACTGGAGATGGAATGTATGAGCAACTGGATACTAAAAAACGATAAAGGCGTCACTGTTAAAGAATATGATTATGACTCCTACTGCGTGGACGAGATTATCGCCGATATAGTGATCAGCGGTAAGATTGACGAATATGAGCTTATAGAGCCTAATGGTGACGTTATCTCGTTACCGTATGACCATTTAGAGGAGTTATGGGATGAGTCTAATGCTTTAGATGGTGACGAAGCTGAGATGGAGGATGCCTACTGGTCACAATACGACACCGACAGTGATTTAGGAGGTATTTACTAGCTATGGACCCATTAGACCGCATCTTAAGCATAGTATCGCCGTTAGTAGCGGCTATCGTAGGTATAATCTGTTTAGTAACAAGGTAGGTATATGGAAAGATTAAGGAAAATAAAAATAACCGTTTACGTTGATACCAATAAAGAAACATACGAAAGAATGTTTGAGAATATAGAAGACGCGAAAGAATATTTAGAAATGGTTTTAGAAGACGTTGATTGTTAGGAGTAAATATATGAGCAAAAAAACATTGTATGATATTCGAGAGTATATCGGTTTAGAGGATAGCAAGTCGCTAGGTAGCTATCTACGACCCTATCAACGGGCTGCAAAAATAGCGCGTAGACTTAAAAAACAGGGGCGAGACATTGTGCTTATTGGTATGAAAGTAAATTTAACTACTGAACAAGAGTCTCGATATCAATTTACCCCTCGTAGTTGGGTCGATATTGTGCCGACTTGTGATAAGTAACCCCCTACAAGCCTCTAGGCTGCGTTATCTTACGCAGTCTAGGGGTACCCCTACCCCGTAGCATTATCTTTTAACCTTGGCCCTGCTAGGGCCGTTTAGCGGCATTATGAGCGAGCTACTCAGGTAAATCATCATAATTTACACCGATAGCTAATAATTCAAGCTTAAACTGTTCTTGAGGTGATAGCCCTGCAACAGGTATTTTTTTATTGGTATCTTTTATTGGTAATACTTTTAATGGTAGCGGATCATTTTGATCCCGATCACTGGGATCAATTTGATCCCGATCCCCGATCATTTTGATCCCAGTCGATGACAATTTGATCCCATTCATTGGGATCATTTTGATCCCAGTCGTGTTGAGGTAGCGACCTCGTCCTTTTGTAGTTTCTCGAAGCATCCCAAGCTTAATAAGGCGCTTGATATATCGCTTAGTGCTTGGCTCAGAGAGTCTCAGTTCGGCGGCTATGTGAGGGATACTAGCGAAGCAGGGGCGTTTGTTTTTCTCGAAACGCTGCACATATTGGTAAACGAGAGCTTCGAGGTGGGATAATCCCTGATCAACTAGGCTAAAATCCACTATGCCAATGCGGTGTTTTTTGGTATGTTCCATCTTGTTCATCCTTCAAAACGCTTCCTTTACCGTCCAAAGTGAGGAGGCGTTTTTTTATTGTTTCAGCCAGTTATACCTTTCTGGCAAAAATCCCTCAAGAAATTTTTATATATTCCGAAACTAATAGCTGTACACAGGTCATCATATTTGCTAGGCTTGTGAGGTGGGGCAATTAAGCCCAATAAGGAAAGGAATATATGAGAAACGAGAAAACAGCCGATAAATATACTTGGTCGCAGTGGTTATCATATTGTGAGCGTTTATGCCCTAAAGAGCTATCCTTTAATATGCTACTGCTTACGATAGATTTTTACGCAGCGTATAAAAATAAGGTTTCTCACAGACGTTTAATGTGTGAAATCGAGCATGTTAATAGTTTAGAGTGGCTAACACCTGAGCAGCGCCAGGAACGCCTTGCAGCCGTAATAAATAACAACTAAAGGAGAACATTATGAAAAAAATACTTATAACTTTAGCGTTCCTGCCGGTGACGGCACTAGCTCAAGAATGTGACGTAACTTGCCAGATCTTTAGAGAAGCCTACGGGCTTCCAGCTGCATCTACTCCAGCGCCATCCTACGGGCTGCCGACACAACCAGTGTTGCCGGTGCCGCAAGATGATGGCCCTTGGGGTACAGGTTACTCGATAGTAACCACTACAAGGCCACAGAGAAATCTCTGGGATAGAGACTTAACTGGGAGCGAGACCGTTCAACGTGTGGTGCCTAATGACGGATTAGGCCAGCCGATGAGGGGCTTGGATCTTGGTTGGGGTAGATAGCTGTTTAACGTGTAAGACTAAAGAGGATATATGAGAAAAATACTACTAGGACTATTGGGGCTAATTGTTGCCGCTGTATCGGGCTGCACCGGCATAGAGGCTGGGGGAAAACTGTGGATAACTCGTGTTGACGAGCGCCAGGAATCACAGCGTACCACCAACACACCACTCAAGTGCTACCTATGGGCAGACTGTTCTAAACCGACTACAGAAGCACAGGGGAGCTAACCATGAAAGCGATTAAAGAACTATTATTTACCCCTACGGGTATCGCTGTGACTGTCCTGCATGTTTGCTTCTTTGTCGGCGTCATCACTTGCATCATAGGCGTTAGAATCTATGTGCTGGGAGATGACCCCGCTAGAGCTGTGCAAACAACCATGGGGAGGAAATGAGCAACGATCAGGGTAGCGGCTGGATAATCGCTGCCCTAGTCGTAGCGGCTTGCTGCGTCTCTCTGCCGGAGACCCTAGTCTATCATCAGGCGCGCTTGTTACGGCGTCCTGTAGTAGCTTCTAGGGCCGTTCTAGAGGCTGAGGTTGAGCGAGCCGCTGATGCTTACGGGCTATCCCGCAAAGTGCTTAAAGCTCTTGTTAGAGTCGAGAGCGCTTACAATCCCAAGGCAGTTTCGCCTGTTGGGGCCAGGGGGATAGCTCAGATCATGCCGTTCAATGCTAGGCGCTGCGGTTTACCTGATGCCGATCATTTGTGGGATGCAACAACAAACCTAAGATGTGGGGCACAGATACTGCGCGAAGAGTTAGATCAGCATGGCGACTTGCAGCGTGCTTTAACAGTCTACAATTGTGGGAGGGTTAAATGCGCTGAGGGGCAACAATATGCAAAGAAAGTACTAGCACTATCTACTGTATACTGATAGTGTCTGGTTACTGTAAACAATACAGAAAAGGAGAAGAATATATGAGACTCATTGAACTAAAATATCCGCATTATAAGCTACAACATCGTAGCGGCTACGAGTTTACCATCGAAGCCATTAGAACAGAGCAGGGAGGATTAAGATTCTCTCCGCTCCAAGGATGGCGACAACTCGAAGCTGAGACTCAACAAGATTTAGAAAGCTTGCTTGAGGATATCGACGACACGATTTTTAATGCTACACCAGAAAAATATGAGGAGTAAAAATATATGAGCAAAGATTTAACAACAACAAACAATCTAGAAATGCTTACCGCATTACGCAACACAGTAGCACCAGGGCTAACTGACCCTGAGTTTACACTGTTCGCTGAGATGTGCAGAGCTACAGGACTCAATCCGGCTACCAAAGAGATTTGGGCGATCAAAGCTGGTGGCCGCTTGCAGCTAATGACAGGGATTAACGGCTTCCTGAAAATCGCTAACAGCCATCCGCAATTTGACGGAATGGAGGTTACGTTCGAGTGGGAAGACAAGCAACTTGTTTCGGCGACTGCCAAGGTGTACCGCAAGGATAGGCGGTTTCCGTCGATTGCTACGGCTTACATGGCTGAGTACGGAAAGCAAACTCCTATCTGGAAAACGATGCCCAGTATAATGCTTTCAAAGTGCGCTAAGTCATTAGCCATACGTGAGGCGTTTATCAATGAGCTAGGGGGACTCTATACAGCAGAAGAGATGCCGTCAGAGTTTGCCCCGCCTAAAGCGTATGAGCCACCACCAATAGACCATACAGTGCACGGCGATATCATAGAAGTTAGGAAACCAGATGAGCCTAAGACCAGGCGCATTCCTACCTTTTACGATACTTCCAAGCTAGACGGTGAGCAGCGTTTAGCAGCCGATAGATACTTAAAAAGCTGTGGAGCTAAAGCTATTACAGAATCAATTTGGCGGGCTCCTATTCGGTTGCAGCGATTAACTCAGTGCATTACGGAGGATGTTCAAGATGAACAAGTGGAAGCGTAAACGATTGCGGTTATTAGTTAGACTAAAAGGAGTAGTAAAAAATGACGAAAGAAAAGAGAGACGATGCACCACGCGATGGCGCAGTTCGTTTTACAGTAATAACGGAAAAACGGTATGTGAACTTTTTGAAGAGTTACGCCGCCAAGAACAAGTTGAAAATAACAAGCGTTGTAGGAGATTGTTTTGAAAAATACATCGAGCGAATTAAATCTGGCAGTAAACGTGATTGAAAAGCTAATTAAGCTACTAGAAACCAGCAAAGAGCCGTTATCTGAGTTTGAAAAAGGACAGGAAGACGGCTTGCGCTGGGCTCTGGATATGATTCGGGAAATAAAAAGCCCCGAAGATTAACTTAATAATCAACGGGGCCAAGAATATATGAGGAGTTCAGTATATCAAAAAAAACAACAGTTTGTAAAGTTAAACACAGTTTTAGAAAACGTAATAAAAAAGGTAAAAAAAAGTATGAATAAGCCAGTCCAAAACTTTAGAGATAGGGGCATTGATGTAGCTGTATGGTCAGCAAAAAACGGAGGTTATAGCTTTACCGTTCGCAAGACGTACAAAAACAAGCAGACCGGAGAGTATGTAGAAACCAAGTATCTGTACAAAGAAGAGGTTGAAAAGCTTATAGAGCTCCTTCAACAGGCTGTAAAGTATGCTAGTAATAGGTCGGCGCATGATGAGGAGCATTTGGCATCTGGAGGCTTTAGCGGTGAGAAAAGCACTGCTAAGCACGAAGAAATTGACATGGAAGACCTGCCATTCTAGCCATGATTACACTGCCCTACACCTTTCAGGAAATGCTTGTGGCTGTAAAGTCTGCTGAGGTCAGGCAGTACGAAGCAGAGCTGCTAGGTTGCAAAGACAGGATGCCGGTTAAGTCTGTGCTCGATGCTTTAGAAATACACACTGTAGGCGCTTTAGCAGAGCTAAAAGTATCTCAGTGGCTAGGCAGGAAAGTACAGCTAGCTCATGGCACGTTTAAGAACGTTGCAGATTGTGGGCATGACGTAGAGGTTAGGGCAGTGCGAAAAGAGGATGGCAAGTTAGTTTTTCGTGACAATGACCCAACAGATAGGCGCTACATACTCACCTATGTGAGCCGCTGTAGCGTTAAACTGCTGGGCTGGCTCGAAGGCTATCTGGCACTAGAAAGAGGCGTTAGGGCTAATCCTGGGGGCTATAAAGAGGCGTGGTTTGTCTCTCAGGATAAGCTTTGGGATATGGAATCGTTTGAGAGGTATATATGAGCAAAGTATATGAAGAAGTAGCAACAATAGGAGAGCAAGCAGAGAAGTTGTTCCATGACAAGGCTAGAAGGTATGCCGATACTTATCATGGCACTAAGTATGAACTAGGCTCTGATAGCGGTAGAAATGCTTTGCATGTTGCTTTTATGAGTGGCGCTGCGGCTATGCTGCATGAGATTTTGCTGCACCTGCATGAGAAGTCACTATCAGAAGTATTGGACGAAGCTATTAAAGATGTAAGGGAGGTAAAGGATGGTTTGGATGGATGAAGATTGGGTAGCAATTTGCGAAAAAGAAAGAAAAGAACATAAAGATTCAGACTTAAAACGATTTGCAGAGCATGACGACAAAACATGCTTTGAAGTAAGCGAAGAGTTTAAGAAGGGTTATGACGCTGCAAAATCTTTTTACAGGGACATGAGTTTAACAAGGGGAGATTGTATTGTAATAGACAGGGTTTGTGCGAGAAAGAAAGCGAAGGAATTAATAGAGGCAAGGCAAAAGATAAAAGATTTAGTGGCAGAAGCTGAGTTCTATAGTAAAGCTATGCACGAAGTAGAGGCGCATTGGCTAACTCGTTGCGTTAGGTTTTGCCAAACCTTTGGCAATCGGGTCAGATACAAACTGCGAGATATTTACTACGGCGCTAGACATCTCGTAGGAGCAGTCTTGCCACGCAAAAAGGGGTGCGAGCGAGAGTGTCGCAGCACGCTACACCAAACACTACAGGCGCATTTAAGAGATAAGAAAGATGAGTAAGACACATCAGAACGTGTGGGCATACGAAACTATTCAAATTCCTAAAAATAAATTTGAGTGGTCATTCCATAAGAGCTTTCAAATGAGAGTTCAGACACAACATGCACCATGTCTTTTCCATCGCATAATGCAAAAATGGCTAATTGGTATTTACTGGAGAAAGGTAACGGATGAGTAAGACACCGGAAGAGATGGTAAAGGAGTTTGCTGACAGCAGATACATGACAATGCTTTTAGCAAGTTCTACAAACGCACAAAGTTTGGTGCAAAAGGTATTTCTCGCTGGCTATAAAGCAGCAGAAGATAAGTACGAAGCTAGGATTAAAGAATTAGAAACAAAACTTGAAAATTCACAACATGACGCAATACATGGAAACAAGGGGTTATGAAAACACTTGAAGAGTTAGCAGAAGAATACACAAAAGACTGGTGGGGCAGTCTGCCCGAAGCTGAAAATATGCGCAAATCAGCAAGAGAGAACTTTCTTGCTGGCTACAAAACAGCACAGGAGCATGCACATGCAGCACTGGAAAAGGCTAAAGCAGAGATTGCATCTTTGCGCGAACGACTAGCTGACATTACTTGGGAGCTAGAAGAGGAAAAATGAAAACACCCGAAGAGATGGCAGAGGAGTGGTTAATCAATAATCAATCTGAGTTAATGACAAATTATGATTCTTTTCTTGTTGGCTACAAAGCAGCAAATGAACGTGCGTTGCGATTGGTGGATGAGGTGCAAGAACGGTTGTCTGGAGCATACGATAATGGCGAGTTTATGGAGAGCGAGTGGGACTATATTGTAATGGCTTTTGATACAATTAGCACAGCAATTAGAGGACTAAAATGAAAACACCAGAAGAGATGGCAGAGGAATTTGCAGCAATTAACGGTCGTTACGATCCGCTAAATGCTAATTGTAGATGGGGCAAAAACGCATTTATTGGTGGCTATAAAGCAGCACAGGAGCATGCGCACGCAGCACTAGAAGAAGCTGAGGCTAGGATACAAGAGTTACAGGATCGGCTAATGGAAGAATCAGGCGGTAGGCTAAGGCTATTTAAGGATGATGCTGATGCAAAGGCTGCGTATCAAGAATGTTTAGAAGAGGTTGAGTTAGACAAAGCCTGGCAAGAAGGGTACAAAGCAGCACAGGATCAGCTTGCTGATGCCGACAAGGTGATGCCAGATACCTGCGAGCATATTCTCGACATGGAAAAAATGGTGGATGTGAATGGTTGGATTAGCGTAAAGGATAGGCTGCCGGAGTTGTGGAATGATTATTTAGCTTTTGGATATGGGCCAACCATTCCTGCCTCATGTTTCGTTGCAGTGTACGATCCAAAAAGCAACAAATGGTATGATATGCACACTGATTGGGATTGGTCAGATGTGATCACCCACTGGCAAGAACTACCTGAGCCGCCGAAGGAGGAAGAATGAACGAGCAAGATAAGCAATTCCTGGCTTGTTTATGCGTTTGGTTAGACTGGAACATTTACCAATCACTAAGGGCTGCAAATAAAGACTGGGACGATAGCGAAAAATCATTTGAAGAAATGCGACTCGACGCAAAGAAGCTAGTAGAAGAATTTAGCAAACCGTCGAAGGAGGAGAAATGATTTTTGAAAGAACTAAATACTGCGGGCATGATGCGGTAAAGTTTGTTTTGTTTGATAAAAACGGGACTAAATACACAGTAGTTTGTCCTGGCGAAGATAAGGCAATTCAACCGCTATATACGCTTATTGTATTGGATGTAGACCCTCCGCAAAAAAGGGAGCCCGTAATAAAATTGCTTGCAAAGGAGGAGAAATGATTCACTGGGACGGAGTTCTTTTGATGTGTGCGTGTATTTTGTTTTTCTACATGGGGAGATGGAGTAGATGAACGCAGATATACCGCCTCTAAAAGTCTGGATAGAAGCTAAAAACTTAAACGGCAAAGAAGGTTTTGAACATGGTTACGCATTCGCAATTCAATCCTACAAGGCAAGAGCGCTACAATTCCACGTCCTGCTTGAATCAGGTGCTCACTTTCGTCATATCCCTCTGCATTGGCTTTGGCATGATACTGATGCTAGCTACCCCGCTGAGTACTCTCTGGACCTACTTCAATTATGGGATTGTTTCAGTTACCGCCCCATAGTAACTACCTTTGATATATTCAAAGGCTATCAGTGTGACGCAATACTCAAAGACAAAACTAAAGTGTCTGGCACTTACTGGTTTACGATTGACTGGTTGCCTGATTCTGACGCTGAATCTGCTTTCTTGCTCCAGCCCGATCAAAACAAGTGTGCCCACGTCGTTTTGCTTGATAACGGACAGGTTGCAGCTTTGCCTACCAACAGAATCGTTTTCAAGGACGCCTTCTTTATCGGAAATAATCCGACTGCACCAACAAAAGAATATGCTACACTTGATACAATCTGGTCAGCAGAGGATTGTAACCGCTGGTCAGTAGCTAACAGTGATAAGATTTATTACTAATATGACAAACTCAAAAGTAAGATAAATCAATGGAGTAACTGTATGGTATCAAAAGAAATAGAAATTAGTGAGCTTGTTGGGCTTACTATGAAAAGCGTAGAGCGAGATGGAGGGGTGATAATATTTAAAACTGATTCCGGTCGTTTTTTTACAATGAATCACTTTCAAGATTGCTGCGAATCAGTGACAATTGAAAGTATTATTGGAGATTTGAACGATCTAGTGGACTCGCCCATACTGGTAGCTGAAGAATCCATTAGCAGGAAGTGGCCTGATGGTGTTCCTTATGAGACATATACACCGGACTCGTTTACATGGACGTTTTACAAACTAGCAACAGTTAAGGGGTGGGTTGATATTCGCTGGTATGGAGAGAGCAACGGATACTACAGTGAGTCTGTAAGTATTGAGGAATTGACCTAGATGACGAACTCACGAGCGAAGGGTGCAGCAGGAGAAAGAGAGCTTGCAAACAAGCTAAAAGAGCATGGCTTTACAGCTAGGCGTACTCAGCAATTCTGCGGTAAGGCTGGCGACTCTGATGTAGTATGCGAAGAGCTTGATAGCTATCATATAGAAGTTAAGCGGGTTCAGAATCTCAACGTAGACAAGGCTATAGACCAAGC